TCAGCCCATCCGCGCTGCCCTTCTCAAGCCCTTGGGCAACGGCAACCTGTACCCCACCAGGCAAAACTGGTCCAGCGCGAACAACACTACGTTCTCAAATCCTTCCGAAAGCGCCCGCCGCATTTCCTTCATCCACGGTGTCGTGGGGTCACTCACGCCGACCAGCAAACTCCGCTGGTGGGGCGGAAAGCCATAGTTTGCACCGAATTCCACCGTGTTTCGCGCCGCCTCCAAGTCCCGCCGAAATGTGTAAAGAAAGCTTTCCGTCTTCAGACAGGCCAGCTGCTGAGGTGTCCAGCTGGAAGCAGGATAATTTACCGAACGGTTGAATGGTGGCTCATTGACGTCTACCGGGTACAGCACCTCGAACTTGGCACTAGGATAAACAGCCCGAACAGCCTCTATCACCTCATTTGTGAACTCACCAATTAGATCCGCCAGGAAGGCGGCTTCCTCAGGGTGCTCGGATGGGTCCACATCGGGAGCTGGAATCAGCGCCATCGGCCTGCCGTACGTGGCTTCAAAGCGCCCAACCGTGTAAGCATCGTAATAAGGCATTCCCGAACCGGCCAGGGGGAAGTACCACCATTGCACCTCCCCAAATTGCAAATACGGCTCATGCCCGGCTGCCACCATGATCGCCGCCATCTCCAGGTACACCCGTTTCCAGAAAGCTCGGCTCACCGGCGAGAAGTTCGTCTGCACCGCCGGCGTGTTCAGGAAAACTGGCTCCCCGTTCGGGTACCGCTGCACTAACCCCGCCTCAGGCGAGGGATCCCCGTGCTGCAGCTCCATGCTGAACGCGGCAACCACATCCAACCCGTAGCCTTTCAGTGCCTCAAAATAGGCCGCCGACCAATCCCGTACCGCTCGGTTCAACCGAGGAACCGAATTCACATCCGTCAGCCACTGACCGTCTACTCCACCACTAAGCCTCTCACCATTCACTCGCACCGAAAAAATCCCCGAGCTCGGGCTGGCCGCTACTCGGATTCGATTACCCTCGCTGCCCATCGCCCTTGCAAAAATCGTCAACCGGGCCCCATCTGCTTCGGCACGGACCGCCGTGTAACCCCGGTTCAACTCCAGCTCAAACGCCTTGGCAATCGTTTCGGCAGTGTCCCCAATCCGATTCACATGTCGAATTACGGTGTCGTTCTCCAGCGGCTCCCCTTCGTACCCAATCCGCAGCTCCGTTATGTGGCTAAACTCCGGCTCCCCTAGGAAGTCCACCGTCACCGACGCGTACCGGTTGTCAGGACAGTGCAGCTCGTAAAACCACAGCGCCCCTACATAGTGATTCACACGCCCGTGTAACCCCGACTTGGCAATCATCCAGGCTGTCCGCTCCGCCGCCACTGCCAGCGAATGATCCGTGTCCCAGTCGGTCGCCAGTGCTACCCTCTTGTCCATCGGGTACTCTGGTAACTCCGCAGCGGGAAAAGCAATCTCGAGGAAGTCGAAATAGAAATGCGTCCCTGGGGCACCTTCGTGAATTACCTCCACCTCGTGATCCCCTGCCCCAAAACCCCCTAGCCGTAGCCGCTGTAGCACATCCTCTCCAGGGATCAACAAATTCCGGACACCGAAATCCTCCCCATCCACCTTCACCCGAACCATCGCCCCCTGAAATGTTGCCCGCGTACCCAGGTACAGCTCATGTGGCCCTGAACTGCGATAACGGCAACGCACCCTGGCTCCAGGCTCGGCGCTAAAATGGATCGTCCCACCCGAGAAATTCCCCGCGTGCTCTTCCCAAGTCCCCACGTACTCGACTTCCCTCGACGAATCCTCAATCCGCCAGCTCCCCGGGCCGGCCACGAAGTATTGCCGCCGCTCCCCACTCACCGTCCAATTGCTCACCTCCACACGGAATTCGGTGCGCTGAAACTCACCCGGTTGTAAGTCCGCAGCGTACGTCCACCGCATTTTTCGTACGGCCCACGTGGGCACCACCCGCCCCTCCACATCCACCAGGCTCCCGAACGGCAGGGTGATCAGCCACCTCCCAGGCGATTGCCCTCCCTGAAACCGCGTCCACCAGGGCGACCAGTACTCTGTCCCAGCCCCAGCCACAAACCCATATATCCCCACCCGGTTGCCTTCCGCCCCACTCATTCTACCCCCGCTCCTGCGCCCCGGCCCCAAATACCTAAGAATTAGCTTCCTCCCCTCCCGGCTGGCCTCCATGTAATTCGAGAACCTATTTACACTGTCTACGATCGCTTGCACCGCGCTCTCCAGGCTATCTACCGCGTACAGCTGATATGTGTGGTGCTCGTCCAGGCAGGAAATGCCTACGTAGTCCCCTGCAGTCGGCACCCCGGCCAACTCCAGCTCCGCCGTCGCCGCCAGATATTCCCCCTCAATCGGAGTAGCGTAGTCAAGCAGCCTCACCCGGTAAAGCTTCTCCCCAAAACCATCGTCCGCCCAGATCCTCAAGTACGGCCAGTCAACCGTGGGAAATAGCGTCGAGTCGATCGGAATGCAGTTCTCCCGAACCTCCTCGTAACTCAACGTCAACCCGCTCAGATCACCATCAGGTAGATACCGGAAAGCAGGGTGCTCCAGAACGTTGTCCCGGTTCCACTCGATCACGACCCAATCAAACTGCTGGCGCCATGTCCCACTTACCGTGAACCCGCTGGGGCTGGCATGGTGCATAGCGGCTATCGCCGAAGGCCGGAAAAAATAGCATTGGAGGTCCCGGTCAGGACGCAGCTTCTCCAAGGTCTCGCCCATGGCCCTTTCACAACCGCAATGTCACCGTTAAGTCACGTCCCGGCTTTGTCCCAGGGCCCGATGGCACCGCCACCACACTAAGCGTCAGCTCCCCCTTCTCCCGCAAAGGAGCCAGTTCAGTCCCGGAAACTACATTGGACACCCGGCTCCCAGCAGGAATCGTCAGCGTGCAATACAACTCATCATCCTGGCGTACTCCCACCAAAACCGCCCCGCCCACCGGCGCTTCCTGTACCACGGCGAACACGTCCCTCACCGCGTGCGCCCTCTCCACTACCAGCGGGGGCGTCGCCCTCGCCTCCACGGCAAGATAGCCCTCCACCTGCAACGTGATCTGTCCCCCAGTTAACGTCCTCAACCCACCTTCCTCGCTCCCGGTAAAACTGACGCGCCTCGTCTGGCTGTTGCCGATCGCGTTGGTAACAAATAGATCCGCCGCCGCGACCCGTACATCCGGAAGGTAAATCGAGTAATGATAACTCCCGGCCGCCGGGCTTCCAAACAGACCCTCCGCAAACGGGATTATGAAGACTTTCCTTTCCAAGTGATACACTTTCTCCCCCACCGGGTGCTGGCCCATCGAAGAATCATGCGAACCTCGCACGACCTCGTAGATCATCCCTCCATTCAATACCTCTTCTACCACCATCAGTTCGTTCCCCACCTGCAGCAATGCCCCAACGTAGCCAGGTCCCGGCTCGTTCAAAACCACCGTCGTGCTGCCCTCGTCCAGAGCTGCTGCCAGTGAGTATCGGCTCGCGCCGTCCAATTCGTTCCAGTAATGAAGAATCAGCGTGCCAGCATGAACCGTCCTGGTGTTCTCCAGCGTTTCAAACCCCACCCCGCTTACCTCGACAGTTCCCCGTCCACTGGTCGACAGCCCGAATACAGGCATCGGCGGCACATCAACATCATCCCCCAACCCCGACCCCGTCCCGATCGTCCACCGCGTCACCGGGGCAGCTTCTTCAGAACTCTCCACTCCGACTGCGTTAGCGGACCTGCCCGTAATGTGCACTGTCATCCCCACCCGTGCCGGAACCTCCACTCGACCCGGGCTCCCCTCCGTGACCGCGCCCAGGCGCCAGCTCGACTCCGCCACCACGAAACGGCTAGTGCTATCTGGTACTATCGTCCAGGCACGGTCTACCATCAGCGTATGACCGTCGTTAGCCACCACGCTCCGCTCCTGCCCGGCACCTGTGCCGGCCGTGATCCGGACGCGCGCCCCAGTATACTCATTCTCTCGAGCCGCCAATACCTCCGAGCTTATCGTGGTGGCAGAAGCCGAGCTCACTGGATGCTCCGGCACAAGCTCCCACCGCCAGTAAATTCTGGCACGGTCATAATTAGGATCCGGCGGAACTACCGGAAGCGCGGCTAGACCCACGTCCTCAAACTCTTCGGCCAGCGGCACATCCGAAGCAATCCGCAAAAGTTGCGTCGGGCTATAGCCCCTGTAAACGTGAAACGCACACGCATTTGGCGGAAACCGCAAACCCGTTATCCTGGCTCTATACCCCTTCCTCGCATCTGGCAACTTCGCCTGCACCACAAACGACAATTCGCCTTCTACTCCTCCCGCATCAACCGCACTCACAGCATAGTACACCGTCCTCCCCCCTTCCAACGTTCCCCCACCCTCCTCCACCGCTGCTACCAGATCCACCAGCGGTGCTCGTAAACTACCCACCTGCGGCCTGCGCGGCGCGGCAAATTCTACGTTCAGCACAACTAACCCGTCCACCCCTCCCTCTTCACGAATCTCGAAGTCTGTGCTCCCGTCTTCCCGCACGATCCGCCCCACCAGCGGCCTCGGCAGCCCTCCCCCAAGAGCTAACCCCCGCCCTACTCCAGCCGGGCTCAACCCCACATCGTCCCTGTACCAGGCGTCATCGTGAAGCTGGCATCGCAACCGTACCGTCTGGCAGTTCATCCCAAACGACACCGACAGGACTCGAAACGGAACCCGCTGCAGCCCCTCTCTCTGATAGGTCACCGTGATAATATCTCCCGGCCGCAGGTACAACCCCCGCACGCTCGTCTCAAACTCAACGTACAGGTTCCCACGCGTATTCTTCTCCAGTTGCCGCCTCAGTACCCTGGCCGCTTGATGGAAGTTCGGCAGCCCAAGCGCCGGGAAATCACCGGCCACCTCAAAACCTACCCGTTGGACTTCGTCCGTGTCCACCAGCGACAAGCCCTCCTGCTGATAACCATTCAACTCATCCTGAAACTCAACCGAATATCGTGTCACGACCTCGCTTGCTGGCACACTCCATAGTCGCAGCGTCGGCTCACCACTACTCCGGCACAAGATCCCGGAAAACCCTCCCGTCCCGTCGCCGAACTCATACGCCGCCCAACCACCGTTCAACGGCTCTGAACTGTTGCTCCACGCCACCTTCCTCGGCTGCTGTACAGCTACAGGCCCCTCCACCAGAACTTCGATTCGGCCATCCGAACCATACCTGAGCCACAAGCCACTACTGTTTCGTATACCCCGAATAACCTCCGCTGCACTACGCCTTTCCCGTAACACTAGATTGCACCTGTACCTCGGAAGTTGAACCTGGTTGCCAAACGCATCCTGCCCCCAGACCAGCTCGTCACAGTACGCCGCCGCCCGCGCAAAGCTCCCCACATCTACCTCGCCCAGCGTCCACCCGCATCTCCGCAGAACATCCAAAAGGACCCACGCCGGGTTAGCCGTGAACCCGTACGCCGCCAGTTCGCCATTCTCATTGAACTGCTCAAGCTTTAGCCCCCTGGCCAGCACCTCAACCCGCGGGATGGATTGCCCAGGTGCAATCGCATTGGGCACTACAACGGACAGGTAAGCCATGCTGCCGTAAGGGTCCCCCAGCGGGTTCCCATTAGCATCCACAAAGTCCAGGTTGAACCCCCCACTACGGCCCCCAAGGCTCACTACGTTATACCAGCCCGTCGCGGTCATATCCTCTCCAGCTCTCCCCTCGGGTAACTCAACCCCATTTACCACCACCTTCAGCACCCCTGCGAGTTCCCCCATCCCCAACAGTACCTCCATGTGGGTGAGGTTCCCGTCGTTCCTCGCGAACACCACTGGCGGCTGGTACCACGCGGTCCCATAAATGATAGGCACAAAGTCGTTGTAAAGCGCCTGGTTCAGTATTGGTTCCGACAGCCGCCAACCCCTCTCCCCAAATCCCCGTACCACCACCGCTGGCGGCAAAAACTCGATTCCACCAAACCGTGCGGTCACATTACCCGCCGCATCGGTACGGAACATCCCGCGCTCCTCACATGCAGCCCGGCTGTAATCGCACGTCTTATAAGGCTCCCCATCCTTCAGATTTCCCACCCCACCGGGCAGGTCAGGTGAGTACCCGCAACGGAAAAACGGTGAGTACCTCCCCCTCTCCCCTCCGTCTAGCGCTTCCCTCCGCTGCCCTTCACTGCCTGGGAACATCCACGGGCATCGCCGCTGAATCCGCACTTCAGGCAGGTAAATCCGGTGTAGGACGAGGCGGTTGTAAAACCGAATTCGAAGGCTGGACTCCGTGACCTCCTCGGGCGCATCCCCCACTCCACGGAACAAAACTAAACTATCCGAGACTGGCCTTCCCTCCTTAAGGGAGTAAAACAGAAATCGGACCGTTAACTTCGCCCCTTTCCAGCCGATCGATCGTTCAATCTGCCACGGCCTGGAATCCGCGTTCGCTAGCGTTAATGTCAATTCCCCAACGCCATCCACCCCCCACTCGCCATAGCTTCGGAAATCAAACCCGTCGTGCCGCAGCACCCGCCCTTCGTACCGGATCCCGTCCACCTCGACGAAATGAGTGCTCCAATACTCACGGCTGCCGTCCCGAAGTTCGCATTCGAACAGAAGTAGCGGCGTCTCTAACGCTTCCTGTTCCTTAAGAGCGGAAATTAGCTCCATGCCCCTACTCCCACACCCTAGTCCAGATCCGCACCGTTCCAGAGTGCGCCCCTGGCCCGTCCGCTACCCAAGCCAGCTCGTCACCTGTAAACCTGCACCAGAGATAAACCCCTGAAACACTCCCCGTCTGCTTGTAGGCCGACGGAAACGGTTGCGCCTCAACCTGCGGACCGTATACCTCTAAAACGCCACCGGGCTCTAACCAAATGCCGAAACGTACTTCCTCGCCAGACCCTCCCAGATCAACTCTCACCCACTCTCTACCCCACTCGTCCCCAACCACCACCCTCCGCTCGGAGCACCCACCTCCCCCTAGCCCCCTCAAAACCACCGTGGCCGTCCCAGGTGACCTCATGGAGACACTCCAGGCGTAAACAAACCACTCCGGTACCGGCAACACCTGGTACACACCCGCCTCCGTCGCCCCTGTGTTCGTGATCCGAAAAGCAGCCGTCCCCCCACAGGGATCCGGTACCCCACCAGCCACCCTAACCATTGGATCCCTGTGCCAAACCTCCTTTGTCAAATCCCCACTGAACTTCAGTAAGTTAGACCACGGATCTAGAAACGCAAAAGTACCCCACTGCCCGTCGCACGCCTCAAAAATCTCCTCTACCGCAGCCCTCTCCTCATCACTCAACCCCTCGAACCGAAGTTCCCACTCCACTACCTCCGGTTCTCCGGAAACATGAACCATCCTCCGCCCGTCCCAGAGCTCATTCATTACCTTCCGCGTCCGCCGCGATCGCATCAGTGGAAAGCAACTCATCGCCCCCGTCGACAACTGTGGGAAATACCGCATTACAAAGGCTCCTCCCTTATCACGAAAACCAGCTCCCCGTCATCCTCGCCTTTCAGCCAAAACTCCCCCCGGTCCCCATCAAACCGGCATCTCGGATACGTTACTCCAGTCCAGGGGTCCCTGAAAGCGAATGTCTGCCCAGTACTCTCTACTACCCGCCAGAAATCCTCGAGCTCCGCCAGCTCTTCCTCAGTCATCCCTCTCAACCGCACTACCCACCTCCGCAGCACCCGCTTCCACCCACGGTAGCGCTGCTCGCTCCCATCCACGAAGTGCAAAACTACCGTTTGATGGCGAAGCCTTGTCTCGACCGGGTATTGTAGGACAGCCCCTGTCCTAAGCCTGGGAAATTCGAGCATCATTCTCCTCACAACTCCAGTAACACATCCCTCAAACGATGGCTTCTTAACAACGCCCGTTCGACCGCCCTTGCAATTTCATCACTGTGATCCAAAAACGACTTACTGTCCAGTGCTTGAACCTGGATCGTCACCCCTAAGCTTCGCCTCTCGTTGCCTACATCCCCGGACAAGCGATACCAGGGAGACTGCATCCCTCCTGTCGTACCGGGCAAACCCGTGCTCATCTCGATCGTCAGCGGTGTCGGCCTGGCGTAAGTTGGAACCTGTACTACCCCACCTCCCCTCTCCGTCGAGCCCACCACCCCGCGAATCAGGTTTACGATTGGCAAGCCACCCCCAAGAAACGAAAGAATCTTGTCCAGGATCGAACCGCCTTTCGAACTCTTCGCTTCTTGAAGCCTGACCGCAGAGTTCTCGATGACCGCCAGCGTGTTCTCCTTAACCGACCTCGCCTGATCCGCCATCAGTTCCGTAAGACGAGCCAGCTCGCCCCTCAGCCCACCAACTACCTCGCCCACTCGGGCTTCCCCCTGCCACCCACTCCGGCTGCTCAATCCCTCCGCCAGTAGTTCGATCGCTGCACGTAGGGCTGAGATCGCCTCGCTGTCCGATTCCGGCAGAATCTTCCCCAACGGTTCACTCCACCTCTCTGCCACTGTCCTCTGCCTCCTTCCTCAACTCAACCTCAAGCACCATCCACGCGTCTACCGTCTTCCCTGGCAACTCCCGTAAGCTCCCTGGAGATACTCCCAGTAGCTTCCAGGCCAGATATTCCTGCACGAGCGCCAGCGACTCCCCAGAAATCACACTCTTGGGGCACACCATCGAGAACACACCCCGCCGCGCCCAGGCCGGACGACTCCCCTCCCCTACGCGAAATTCCCACCCGCACCGCCGCTTTACCGCCAGGCCTTGCCTCCTGCAAGCCTCGCACCCCCACCCCGCCTGGCCGGACCTCAGAAAGTGGAAGGCGAGGATGAGTTTTTTCGTTCCTCCTCGCTCAGCCCGCTCTCCCGCTTCACCACCTCGATAATCTCTCGTACTAGCTCTTCCGGACCCCTCTCAACCAAAACCGCTACCGTCGGCTCCTCTCCGTCGATGGTCAACCCTTCAATCGAGTCCAGACCCCACTCCAAGTAAACCCGGTCCACCTCCCCTGCAAGCAACGCCGCCTCTATTTTCTCCTTTGTACCCTCTCCCCCCTCCAAGTACTCTAACCGGCTCAGCAGATCACCAACCCTACGCAGCAAATCCAAACGGCGCCCAAACGACATCTTCTTCACCGTAAAGCTGACCCCTTCCACCACCTTTGAGTTCACCCGCACTCTGCTTTCGTACCTCATCTCTCTACCCTCACGCGAACGCCACGAAAATCTCATCCTCCGCAGTTCCCTGTGCTATGCATCCGGTAAACCTCCACTCAAGTTCCATCTCTTTGTCCTCATATTCCGGTACCTCCGGTACCACCGCCGGCATGTACAACCCGCACACCTGGCCTGCCTGATCCCCCAGCTGGAAAAATACTTCAACCGGCTCCCTCCGTTTCGCGGCCACGTACAAGCCCACGGTCGGCTGGTCTGGCATTACAAACAAGGAGAAGTCCACCGTTACCTCGCGATCCCCCGCAATCGCACACCTCGGAACTTGCCAGCCAAACTCCATCGCCCGCGCTCGCACATGATTACGCACTGTCAGCTCCGCCTCGGTTAGCGTATAAAACTGGTCAGGCCCACTTCCCAACCACGCCTGGCCAAGGGTTCCTGCAACAGGCGCGTAAGACTCCGAATCCCCGCCGGGCTCCGGCGGGAATTCCACTAGCCCGCCGCTTCCAGCCTCAAACGTATGCCGATCCAGCAAGTCTTGCGCGAAACCTCGCACCCGGAAACCGTGATAATCCCCATTTACCCGAATCGTTAACTCGTCCACCACCGCTCCGATCAGTAACCTATCAACACCGGCCTCACCCCAATACTCGGCAATTGAAACGCTCGGCAACGATTTCCCCGGCGCGTACGTTACCGTCCGGTCGACGGGCACCCCCGGAACCACCTCCCGCGTCCATGGCGCGTTCAGAATCACCGTCCTTGAATCCACCACCGCAACAACAAACCGGACCTCGCCACCGATCGAAATACCTTGGCCCACCCTCAGCCCATGATTCTCCACCAGCCTGACTGTACGCCCGTTGACCGATTCGACTACCCCGCCCTCAAACACCCATGCATTCCCCAAAGCCGAGCGAAACAGACTCCCGTACGCCGGCTCCACCGCCCCAGGAGCCCAGCTTGTCAAATACGCCTCCAGCTCAAAACTCGTCAACCGCCTTACTCCTTTCGGGTAACCCCCGAAAGTCCGGGTGCCCCTCTTGTCTCTGCGCCTTACCCTCTCAAATTCCTGTCTCGCCCGCAGCCCGATGAGAGGAATCCTCACACCAGACCCAATGTCTCCTGCGACTCCATATGCCGGCTCCAGCACCGCATAACAGCGGCTGTCTCTAGATAAGACATAGCACGAGCTCATCTTGCGCTTTCCCTCTCACATCACATGACCACTCACTTCGACCAGGATCCTGCCCGCCTGGACGTACATTCGCCCACCCGGCTTTACACTCTCATAACGGACTTCGTAGTTGCCGTCGTAAGTCAGTCCCTCACCCCAATCACCCGCTATCCTCTCCAGTACGTTCGTAACCGCCTCACAGTACAAATGAAGTGCCGCCTCCACTTCCGCAGTACTCCGGCCCGAAACCACCACATCAATCCCCAGCTCAACTGTCCCAGAGAACTTGGCGAATTTCTCCCGCTTCAGATTTTTTACACGTACACAATGAACCCACACCCCCGGGTAAACTTCTCTGCCCCCATCTTTCCCCTGCAGCGGGCTCCCCTCCCCGATCTCTACGCCACCCTTCGAAAACTCTGGCAACCCTTCTCGAAATCCAATCTGCTCCAACTCGCGACGCAGTCCCCCCTCCGACCTCAAGAAGGACACTAGCAACTGTTGTGCCCGCTTCCCCGCTGCCGCCATGCTTATCCTCGCTGGATTACCCGCTCATTCCGTAAAAACCACTGCGGTTTCTGACCGTCTCCGGGACTTGGACCGTCCCTGAGTTCGCTCAAGACAAACGTTTCCCCCAGCCCTACCGCGCTCTCGTTTTGTCGCAACACCCGCCCTGGCTCCCTCCCGGCGTACACGTCATAACCAGCCACGTTCACTGGCGCCGCCGCCGACCGCACTCGAATCGCACCCCACTTGGTAACCTCTACAGCTTTCAAGGGGCTCAAGCAGCCGCTTTCCCCAGCGCGGTTCCTCCAGCTCACTCCCACGTAATACGTACCAGCTTCCAACGCCCCACCCCCAACTCCCACCACCTCCGGAACACCAGCCCTGGGCACTGGATCCCAGACGAACCCTAACCCACTCCGGTATAGCGTGTCCGCCGCCCACCGCGCTCTACGGCGATACTCTTCCAGTTTCCACCGGTATCGCCCCCCAGCCTGGTTCGCCCCCACATCAGAGTAGACTAACTCCAATGTCCGTAACGCGTGCCAGCGCTTCAAACCTGGAGTAACAACCAACTTATCGATACCCGCCATCTCAGCGCCCCCCACCAACACCCCAGTCCCTATCCTCGCCACCAGAAACTCCTCCAGCTCACCCCTAAGCTCCTCATACGAAACCCTCAGCTTTTCCTCCAGGTCCACCCCCTCCACCCTGGCTACCTCCAGGATACTCGCGTCATACGCTCTCAGATCTTCCAGCGTCGCAACAACTCCGTCCACGAACAACCCCATACCCTCATATCCTCCCCCCGGCCGTGTTTCACCGGCCGGCCACTCTAGCTACTCCTCCGCCGCTGGCCCTTCTCAACCCCATCCCCAGAAACTACAGTCACCTCAATGCGCCGCGCTAGCTCTTCTTCCTTCGCCCTCCGATGCAACTCCCTCATCTCCTCCCGGAAGGCTTGCGCCTCCTTTTCTTCCGCTAGCCTTGCTCGCCCCTCCACCAACAGCCGCGCCGCAATCTTCCGGTTAACCTCATAGAAAACCCCCTCCCTGCCACCCTCCGGGGTGGGCAGGCTAACCACCACAACATAGTCCTCAGGTAAGCTCGACTCAACTTCTCGGATCTTCCGATAGTACGCCCTCAAGTCCATACCATGCCTCCCTACCGAAAAAACCGGGCCCGCCCCGGCAAGGCGGGCCCCGTCATCAACTCAACACTGTGACCCCGAACTCCGGTCGCAGCACGCCCACTCCATACAGGACATCAACCGTAAACTGCTGCGCCAGCGTATTCGGCTGGTAGCTCATCACTACTCGCATCCCGAAGTTACCCAGTTCGGCGTACTCCGCGATGGCTCCCGTACCAGGCAATGGTTTTGGCAACCTCCGGATAACCAGCCCGATAGCATCCCGAGCAAACGCCAGGTTGTGCGTAGTGACAGGCCCGCTGCCAGTCTTATGGACAAACTGCGATCGGAATACGTAAAAGTCTTTGATCTTCCCAACGGTCCCGTCGATCAGCGCCCGCAGGCCAGCCTCACCGGCCGTACGGAACTCGCTGAACCGCTCAATCTGCCGAAGCTGGGAATACGCGTTTCCATCAACTACCAGGTACTTCGGCATGCTCGCCGGCACTTTAGCATTGAACAGCACCGTCTCAGCAGCATCAACCACCGCCTCCGTAATTGGCCCTCCCGGCACCCCCACCGGCGGGTTCGCCGTCAACTGCGCATAAAGACCCAGTAAGTCCGACTCAATCTTCTCCGCCAGTGCGATCATCGCCGGCTGCATGTACAGCTTCAGCAGGTCCGGTACAGCCAGAACCTTCGTCACGTCCGGGATCTGGAAGGTTGCCTCCGCATGCGTCGTAAGCACAATCTGCGCCGTCCGCAGCGACGGGCTCTGCGCCGTAACCGATCCCCCCTCTGCTAGGTTGTTCGCCACCATCGTCGGCGGAATCGGCACGTTCACCGTGTCACCCGCATTCGCCAGCACAGGCTCATAGTCCCGGTTCACTAGACTTCCCATGACAAGGTTACCCATCAAAGCTGGTAATGCGTCTGCGGCCACCAGCTTGACGATCGCCTGCGCTACATTCGCAGAAGTAATCACTCCCATACTCGCTCCTCGAATTTGGTCTTATTTCTCAAACAAAAGGCCCGCGCCCCTCGCCGCGCTCACTCGACCCGGCGAAGGCCGCGGGCCCCTTCGAAATCCCGCTTTCTAAGCTCCCTTCAACGCCTGCGAAATCACCTCAGCAATCTGCTTCCTCGCTTCTTCCAATTCCTCCGGATCCATACCCGGCCGGATCCTATTCAGGTCAATCCCACGCGAAATTCGAAATCCCTCCTCCCCTGCACTCGCGCCCGAGCCTCCTGGTATCCGCGCCGGCAGCAGCTCGGGATTCTCTCTCACAAAGCGTGCTAGGTACTCCTGCATGGGTAGCTCCCCTTCCGCTGTCTTCGCCACCAACCTCCCATCCTCTGCCCGAACAATATCGTCCTTCACCGCACGAAATGCCAGATCGACCTTTACCACCCCAAGCCGCCTCAGTTCCTCCTTGATAGCGCTCGCCCGCTCCACCTCTGCCGCCGCGCGCCGCGCCCTCTCGTTTTCTGCAATCAACTCATTTACCCGCCTCTCCAGAGCCTCCCTGCGCCGCCTCTCCTCCATCAACTCAGCCTTGTACGCCGGCTCCTTCTCGCTACGCTCAGCCGATACGTACTCCTGTATCACCTCGCGAATCAAACTCTTCAAATCTAGACTCTCCATCGGTTCCTTTCCCTTTTTCTCTTCGCTCATCCTCTTCCTCCTCAAACCTCCGCCTCATCAATTTCGGCGGCAATCCTGTCCTTCACCTCCTGCCTTACGTCGCACAGGTACTTGAACGCCAGCCGCTTCAGAATATGCTTCCTTAATGTCGGCGAACTTACCCCCAACCGCAGCAGCCGCTCGGCATCCTCCAGCTCTGCGCTGAAGTCTCCAATGTCGAACTCCTCCAGCCCAGTCACGTCGATCTTGACATCGTCTTCCCTCGCCTCCGCCAGCGCCCGCAACACCCGCTTCATCGTATCTTTCACAATGTCTCCATACGTCCTCAACACCTCTTGGGTAATCGCAAAGTCCCGCTGCTTGCTCGCACCCGATTGTAAGGCCCGGCTCGAAAACGACCCACCCGCCTGCGACAGCAGGTAACACACTCGATAGATCTCCTCCTGTAACCTCGTTAAATTCTCCGCTGCTATCTCAAATACCTTTCCCTCAGGTTCAGTCCACCCAAACCTGTCCTCCGGCCCCAGCTGAATGTAGTAGGACTCCCCGATCACCTGGTTAAACTCCCGGTCCGAGTAGATCACCGGCATCGCAAACAGACCCATCGTCAGCGCCCAGGACAGCGCATTTGCCTTGTTAAAGTGCTCCAGCTGCAGATGCGCCGCCCGGTTCATCAGCCAGAATCCAGTGGGGACCTCCACCGCAAACAGCGGAACCCTCCCCTGCTTTGCCAGCCCGTGCCGACCCTCATCTACAAGCCTGGGGCTCCCCCCAGGCCCCTTCCTCCCACGTTGCTCATAAACACGAAAGTGCTCCCGGTCATAGTACGTCCACCGCTTGGTCTCCTCCCACTCCCCACTCTCGCTTCCCCAGCTTTCCCTGCGGGTATGTACTACAACCCACTCAAAATCCCCGCGCTCATCCTTGCTCCAGTTAATCACCGCCTCAGGCGCAAAACCCACTAGGTACCCCCTCGAGGCTCCCGCAGCCTCTTCCTCAGCCCGCGTACTCACCATCCCAGCCACTCGCGGGAAATCCACAAGGATATACGATACCCCACACACCAGCGCCTCCGTAAGGCGCTGCCGGAAAAAGTCCGTCAGCGTCGTCCCCCTCCGGTCACAGTCCTCAATAAGCTCCTGATAAAAGGACCGCGACTTCTCGTCTCCCCCCTCAATGTGGACCAGCGGCTCCCGCCGAAACACCGTGGCCGCGTACCAGTCGATGATCGACCCTATGTAATTCTGATAAAACACCCTCCCGAGCCGCTCGTGATACACGTCCACCGGCTCCTTCTGCCTCCGGATCAGGTACAGGGCCGCATTCTCCCGCATCCGCTCTCCCCCAGCGTACAAATCCCGGTACGTCGCCCACAGCCCCTTCAGCTTCTTGTACTCCGGGTGTTCCAAAGTTATATCCATGCTTCTCACAAATCCTCCCATGATGCCTCACCCTAACAACGGCTTGTCCTTTTCCCCTGCTTTCCCTTCTAGCCCAAACTCACCCCACACCAGATAACCAAGCGCGTCAGTAAGGTGCGTCCGTTCTGGATTCGAACTCTTGTCAATCACCGCCGTCCCTTCCTTGTAAACCACCTCTTCCAGATCCTCGATCAACCGGCGGCACTTCGGATCGACAAACAACCGCACCTCCCCCTTCGCATTCCTCAATCGCGCGTTTACCAGCGCCACCCGGTCCTTCACAGCCGGATTCCGCCGCGCTACCTTTAGCCAAACCGGCCGGTAACCCCGGCTCGCCAGCACCCGCCGCACCATCTCCCAGTCAGCAAGTCCGCTGGTCTGCGCCCGGTACCCGCTCGCATCCCCGTAAATCACCACACCAGCCCCGTGTCTGCCATATCGATTCAGGAACTCTTCGCATGCCTCAAAGGTACTCGACCGGCGCAGCACAATCTCGTCCAGTACACGCAACTCCTCCCCGTCCCTTTGCGCCACAACACTGCACATCGGATCCACGTTGAAATCAAGTGCCCACAGAAGGGGCTTGTTCCCATCCACTTCCACCGCCCGCACGTGAATCGCTCGATCGAACGCGTAATACACGCGACCCTCCGCCGTCGCGAGGTATTCGCCCAGCACCTCCTGCCGGTAAAACCGCTCGTCATAACTCGCCTTGAGCCGCTCGTAAAAATCAGGAATTCGCTCCAGAATGTACCGGTTCTCCATCGGCTGGGCGATGATCACCTCATAGCCGCTCGGCGGGTCTTTGATGAACCTCCGGTACACCCAGTCGAACCCCTTCGGCGTCCAAACCGCAAATCCGCACAGCCGGCTCGCATGCGGATCCCTTAGCCTTGCCTCCAATCGCAACCATGCCTCCTCGGAGCAGTAGGTCAGCTCGTCCACTCCAAACCAGGCCAGATTCGTTCCCCTAAGCCTTTCATACTCCTCCATCGAGCGCAGCAAGATCCGCGAACCGGTGTCTCGCAAAACCAAAACGTTATCCGACTTTTTTAGCTCATACGGGATCCCGTTAGCCTCCAAAATCTCGATCAGGCTTGTTTGAGTAGAATCCCGAAGCATCTGGTATGTGGGCGCCCCGAGAAGCCCAGTCCGACCAGCGTTTAAGTAACTCAACTTGATCGCTTCCTGGCACAGCGCCTGGCTCTTCCCAGATCCAACTGGCCCCGAAAAACCTTTGAACCTCGCTTTGGAGCGGTGAAACCGGGCCTGCGACGGTAGGGGAGAATACTCTATCCAGCAGAAACATCGTCCGTCTCTGACGGTTCTACCCATTGAACAACAATCTCCCTCGGCCTCTCCTGTGCTAACTCGCGCTCCAGCTCCAGTAACCTGATGAAATCCCCAACCGTCGGTCTGAACTCGCCCTCCTGCAACTTCTTTTCCAGCTGGTCGAGTAGCGCTTCGATCCTCCGCAACCGTTCGCCTGCTCGGTCAGCCCGCTGCCCGCTAGGCACCTTACCCCCAAATTTGCCTTTCCCTCGACTCCCTCGCCTGGAACTCTGCTTCCCAACACCCCCACCGGCCACCATCTGCCACTCCAATAAGCTGCCAGTCCCAAAGCAGGCAATCCACAGCGAGGCTCTCCAACCCCGCCGCCTTCAAGGTAACACCGGAAGGCGCAAACAGCTACGCGAGAATTCAGCTAACAGTTTGAAAGCAAAGAGGAAAGACAACTACCCTGCGGTGGGAATGCTGTTCCTCAAGCCCTCAACTTGCAGTCACTCCACTCCCCTGAAGCCCTAGACGACGCGCCAGCAACCGCCGCCTCTTCTCTACTTCCGCCGCCACCACTTCCCCCAAGCGCCTCCAGTCAGCTCCATACCGCTCGAGATGCCGCTCCACCCCCCTCACAAGCTCACCCCGACCGTCCACACCCCCAACGCCCTCCACAGTGACCTCATATTCCCCTTCTCGGTATATCCTCAAGGCCACCCCCTCTAAACGCTCATCCAGTAACAACACCGTTCCCCCTCGTGCCTCGACCACCTCCACCGACTCCACCACCCAGCCTCCTGTGTTGCACACCGCCACAGGTCTGCCAAACTCCGCCACCTTCCACACTTTCACAAACGGCTTGTGCGTGTGCCCAAAAACAAACGTCATTGCCCCCGGCAGCTCCCCTTCCTCTACCTCGATCTGGCGCTTCACAAAACACCCTAAATAGTGCTCTAGGCCGAGCTGCGCCTCGGGACTCAACGGGATCTCCCCCGTCTCCGCCTTCCGCTGCCGTTCCGTCCCTTTACCCAAATACCGCCTGGCCCAGCAACGAAACCATGCGCGGAGCAGTCTCTCCCTCAGAAATCCCGGGCACCACCGTGGAAATCTATGCCGCTCGGCCACCGACCGCGCCAGCTGGTCAACTAGCTTCCCCCATCGCTCTTCACTCCCCAGTGACTCATAAACCGTTTCCACCCCCGGCGCCGAACGCCCCATGCTCGACCAGAAAAAATCGATCCAAGCAAAGTTTTCCTTCTCCAGTTCATACACGTCCTTCGGCAGCTCGTAGCCCGGCAGCACATACGACGCCGCGATGGACGCCGCCATGTACAACCTCTCCACATAGTGCCCATGATGGAAAATCACCGCGCGGTCTGCCCCTCCCCCTCGTTCCCACACCCCAAAGTTCGGGTACGCCACAAGAACCTCTGACCGTGTACCCTCAGCGCCCCCGAACTTCCTTGCCGCTGCCGTCAGAAACGCGCTCACCAGCCGGTCCCGCCCCCCGAAGTCCATGAACACCTTCGTCGTGTTCCATGGTGGCTCCAGCCGCTCGCTCTCACTGAGTCGTTCGAAATACTGGCGGTACTGCGCTTCCCGGGCCATCTCCCAAACATGATGGTCATGATTGCCTGGCACATAAATTACTTCGCGGAACAGCTCCCGCCCCCCACCTAGCACCAGCGCCATCAGTTGCCCAAACGCCAGTAGCGCCTCGTTGACCTCTGCCAGTGCCATCTCTAACACATCCCCGCACAGCACCAGCGTCGGCGCCTCACCGCCATTGATAGCCTCGATCAGCCCCTCCAGACGCCCCGCAAGCTCCTTCAACACGGGAGCCGGCGATGAGAAATCCAGCCTCCCTTCTCCATCAATGTTGGTCAGCAGCCCGTCTTCTTCGCCTAAGTGCAGGTCTGACAAGCACACGTAACGGATCGCCGCCATCGCTCGCCTCGCAAACAGGTTGAGGATTCAAAGCCCCAGTCCCGCCTCCGCACCAGCCACCCGACACTCCCTTCCTGGTCACTCGCACCTGCTTCACCACCCTCAATGCACCATCAGACGTCGGCAGGTTAAGCCCCAGCAATTCCGTTCAAACACAGCAAGCTCCATTCATCACCGTACCGCCGAAAATCCGCATCTGGACCGAACCCTATTACCGCCACAGCCACACTGCCGCACGATCACGAATGGCTCGTAGGCGAATGAGCGATGATTTTCCTCCCGCAGGCACCCCCACTCGCTACCACCCCCCTCTGGCGCACATCCACTGGTACCTCCCTAGCGCCGTATTATCCAATGCCCTCGCCCTACGATTCGGCTCCAAACGCAAACTTCCCCGTGGCGGCTCACAAACCGGCTGCGCCCGCACGGGCCTTGCAAGGCATTCGGAAAGGCCAGCCTCTCCCCCCATCTTCTTCACGATCGGACCACCCTTCACCAGCAGCAAGTGATGCACCACGAATACTACCGCACCCGGCCAGGAAATCTCGCCCCCGCAACCCTCTTGGGCCGGGCACATGAGGGGTACGGATTCTACATCACTCCGCGGGTCCTCTCCGGCGGTCTCAATCGCGGGTCCCCTAGCGGGTGAACTGCCACCCCGCCCCCCGCAATCGGCCAACTTTCCGCGACGACGCTGCCAACAGGGAGACCAGTCTTTCGCCTCCCCACCTCCTCTCAT